TCATCTTAATTTACTTTTTTGCCGGTCTTTCAGCTCAGCAACCTTTGCGTCGTTCCATCGGTCAGTGTTTCCCACCAAATAGCCGGTAATGCGCCGAATACGGTCGAACCTTACGCCTGTTCCAACCATGCCGCGATTGTCAGGTTCCAGACGATTGTCCATTTTAACGCGCCTCCTACATCATGCGTGCATTAAGCCGCGGGTGTGGTAGTCTTAGCTGCAACACCTGTCTTAGGTAATGCTTTAACAGCAGCTTCCATGGCGCTGTCACCAAGACTTGCCACATCGCCCTCATAGGCAATGCCGTCAAGGCCAAGTGCGGTTTTCAGGACTTTTTCAGCTTCCGCTTTACGCTGGTCGGCTGTAATACTGCCATTTAAATAAAGCTGTTCCGCGCTGTTAGTGCCAATCTTAGCAGCGTCTGCAATCTTCTGCAATGTGCTGGTAACCGGATTTGGCGCGATTGTAGCGGCTACATCTGTTACTGTGTTTGCAATGTTTGCTACTTTTTCGGCAGTTTCAAAGCCTTTGCTGATATCTTTTCCTTTGCTTTTGAGCGCATACAGCACCCAGCCAATTACAACGATAGCCAGCAGTGCCGCCAGAGTGATAATGATTACTGTTTCATTCATAATATGTACCTCCGTTTAATTTTCAGGCGGCTCTGTTGGAAGTGCCTGAATTGCTTTATATGCTTGTTCTCCTGTGCCATTGCCGCCCATAGCCGCATATGGCTTGTACAGGTATTCGATATTCCGCTTATCCTCCAAGCTGCACCACTTTTGCTGTTCACAATAATAGTGGCCAGCCTGATAAATCCGGTCATGAAGTAATGCCAACATAGCTTCACGCATGGATTTCTGTTCCGCTTTTTCTGACTTAAAGTGTCGGAACGCTCCGCTCAAAGCCAATGTAATTACAGTGACAAATCCACCGCACAATGCTGAAACCGCATTGTTTAAAATCACATCTCGCACATCTTATACCACCTTAAGCTCAAATTGCTTTGTTGGCTGTTCGCCTGACGCTTTAGTGTAGATTCCGGTCACGCCCGGTCGCACGGCCACCATCGGACACAGCCATTTGCCTGCTCCATCAGCAAATACACCCGCAACCGTTGCAATACCGCTAGTGCCTGCTGTGACAGTTGGTTTTGTTGGACAAGTGAGTCCGACCATGTAGCACTCACCAACCTTGCGGGACAGGTTGACGGTCGTGTCACTGCCACACGCGGTGACAACGCGTACCACCATGGTGGACGGCTTGTGACCGTTAATGTAGATGCCGGTTTCTGCATTTACTTTTCCGGTTGCGGTCAGCTTGTAGCAATAACTGTTACCACTGTGACTTTGATATTTAATATCTACAATGCCACTTGTTCCAGCCGTTACATTTGGCCGACCGGCCGGACAAGTAACTTTGACCGTATAAGACTGCCATCGTTTGAGCTTGACGGTGGTCGTCGTATCACTTGTAAACGCCGCCTGTGCCGGTGCAAATGCGGGCAAGGTGCTGACATTTGATAAGTAATTGGTATAGCACTCGTTGGTGTCACAGCCCTTGCCGGGGATGTTTGCTCCCGGCCATTCCCCTGTGAGTTCGCCAAAATCAGACTGCCAAATATCGCAATGCTTGTCCGGCGTTGGTACGCCCGGCCGCGCATACCAAAACGAATATGCTGACAGTTGCGCCGGGTCAATGCGGTTATCGTACCAGTCCTTATTGACGTAATACCCTGCCTTGTACCCGGCCCGCTGCAAGCCGTTGCACACCGTTTTAATAATTGCTGTGTTGGTCGCTCTGGACGGGATGCCGCCATTGCGTCCCTTATAACCGTCAGCGTCCTCCATGTCAATAAACACTGGGTACTGCGGATGGTGGCCGCGCAACAACCGGAGCATATGCTGTAATTCACTCTGCGCTCCGCTCACCGTCTGTGCATAGCTGTACAAATAAGCGCCCCACGGAATGTGTAGCCGTTCACACTCACTTACATTACGGTTAAATTGGCAATCATCCTGATTTGTGGAATCTTCCCCATATCCCAACTGTAAAACTGCAAACTGCAAACCGGCAGATTTAGCTTTTGCCCAGTCTACACAACCATTACAGTAGCTAACATCAATACCTCTATATGCCATTATGTATCACTTCCTATTATTTTGTGCTTTTATTTGTAGCGGTTGCCGATTTCAGCAATCCATCCAGCTCCACAAACTGGTCATTAGTCAATAGGCTAACCATCAAAAACAAACTCAAAATATTTGCGTCTGTGAGCCGTCCGGCTGTAATGAGTGTCTTGCAGTTGTCATAAGTTGATTTGATTTCCATAATGCTATACCTCCAATTATTTAAGTTGCATCTGTGCAATTTGTGCTTGTAATGCTGTAACCTGTGCAGTTAAGTCGAGCCTGTCTGACCTGTTTTCAGTGTTTGCTACCTGTGGCTTTTCCGGCCATGAAATTTTTTGTGGAAATCCACTCTGTGCTGTAATGTCACGCAACGCTTGTCGGTACTTCCGTACGGATTCTTTATCTTCGCTGGATAATGGTGCATCGTCTGCTTGTGTCCAGTCGGTGTCTGCAAGCAATTTGTCGCGCTGTACTCGTACATCTGCCGCAAGCTGCTCTATTTCGGCTGCTTTTGCATACGCAAGCCAAACCACTATATTGTCTTGCACGTTTTTCTTTAGTCCATCACGGTCAGGCATAACAAGCAAATATTCGTCATATGTGAAAATTGTATTTCCATTTTCATCTTTTTCGCTTGTAATATTCTCTCGGAACCGCATTTCTGCCATGCCGTCAAACCGATGCTCAAATGACAGTGCGGGAGGGGAAATTGAGCCGTTTACTTTCATTGTGAATCACCTCTTTCAATGGTTTTAAGAGCTTTCGATATTTTTGTCGCAGCCAGTAGGCACTGCAATGCTGTAATTGTCCATACCTGCTTATAAATCCAGCAGCTGTGTGAAATGGAACTGGTTGGTTCCGACTCTGCAACTTTTTAATTTTTCGGTATTGTTTGCGCAAAAGCAAAAAGTTTCGTTTACGGAGCTTAATATGGTTTCGCTGAAATTGATACCCTAAAAAATCAATTGCGTGTGACTTTGTGGGGAATATTTGATAATTTCCTTTCAGCGCAAGTCCCATCTTTTCCAACCACTGTGCGATCGCTTTTTCTGCTTTATGCAGTTGTTTCTTGCTACTGCTGAACAATACCATATCGTCTACATATCGCACGTATCGTTTAATATGAAGCTCTTGCTTGATATAATGGTCGAGTGGTTCCAAATAAAAATTTGCAAACCATTGTGAGGTGTAATTCCCAATTGGAAGCCCAGACTGACAGCTGTAAACGATTGTATGCAATAGTCCTAGCATCTTTTTGTCCTTTATTTTGTGCTTGAGTGCCACCATGAGTTTGCCATGCGGAACAGATTGATAAAAATGATGAATGTCAAGCTTTAGACAATATTTTGTGTTCTTCCAATCACAATCAAGCCAACGCTTTATTGCACGGTATCCATGCTTAATTCCGCGTTCTGGAATACTCCCACAGCACCAGTCATTCATACCGCGCATGATTGCTGGCTTGGTTGCATTTATTACGCACCAAAAAATAATCTGGTCTGGATAATATGCCGTGCTGCAAATCATGCGGACTTTTCGGCTGTGGGAATCGTATAGCTCACGCTCGTGATACCCAGATGGATGGTAGGACCCTGTCAGAAGAATCCGCTGAATCTTTCTTGCGTATTCATCCAC